GGAATCTATAGAGATATGTGCTGGTGGTATACATAGTGTAATCAGTTGTTCTAGCCAATCCAGATACAGTGTTATTGCTGTGACTTTATTGAACGGATCGGTAGTAGGAGCAAAACCTGGTCCTAACTTTAGATATTCACAACCATAGATACTAATCCATGAATCATTTTCTTGACTATAAACTAAGTAGTCATCTTTGTTAGGCAAATAACTTAGCTCATGAACAGTTATTTTTTTCTTAATTTTTGAATTTTTTGATTGAATCTCTACTATATGAGAATTAGGATATGCATATGGTTGCATATCAGACTCAATGTCGAAAAATGCAGTATGTAGTTTTGGTGATGGACGATCTAAATAGTTATCCGCTAGACATCTGAAAACTACGTTCACATCACTTTCAAACAATTTTTTATTTGATAGAATACGTTTTTCTTTTTGAAATTCACTATGCTTTCTGGTGCTGAATTTGCTTAGAGGATCACCAAACACGCTACGGTATTTGCCCTTTGGATCTTCATAGTACAATACGTAATTTGTTGGGTAATCAACATAGCGTCGAACACCATTTTCATCACGTTCAACTACGTGAATTATATCGCGGTCTTTGTTAAGGACAGCGTCAATATAACTCATAGAGTACGACCGACCGTTTCTAAAATTGTGTTCAATTCTTCCATGTCACGATTGACTTCGCCTAGCTTACTCTTGTTAGCAATCTTGATAGCTTTTTTTAGAACAGATGGCTTAATTTCAAGTTCTTCGGCGATTGCTTTAACTGTGTCAGACAGACCAGCATTTAAGTCTTCTATTTCTTGAAGAACTTTAATTCCCTCGTTGATCACTTGACTTAGTTTAATTTTTGCCTCGTGGTTAAATGTACGATTGTAATCACTCATGTGATGAAAACTCCTATAAGTTGTGGTTTGTGTATTATAATACAGCTTGATTATGGAAATCAAATTTTTTGAAAATGCCCCATTTTGAATAGAATGAGTAGCGAATTCATTGCGTATTGAGGTATGGGACGACCTACTCGGTCCTAAGGCCAAGACTGTTAACCGACTATCAGATATGTTAAATAATTTATATTTGCGCTATCTAAATTGTCGGTAAATTCTATTTGTTCTAATACAAGTTCTTTTGTGACGGCTTCATCATTATTTATAAATGTTAATGTGTCATGCACAGAAGTTGTATTATTGTTCATTTGAGTGTTGCTCTGAGCATCCAGCTGTGTTTTTTGTGTGAATCCATGCGTTCTGCTAGGAAATTACTTAATCCATGTTCGCCTTCACGTTCGGCTAAATCATATACCATTTTGAAAATTTTGATACACTTTTCACTATCACCTAATAAATCATTAATCATATCAAGTGCTTGAGGAACAGTAAGTTCATCCTCTATCTGAGATAGCATACTTAGTCTTGTATAGCTACCAGGAGTGTAACTGCCTAATTTTCTTATATTTTCAGCAAATGCATCTATGCTGCCATAAACTTCTTCATATATTTTGCTGAACAGCCCGTGATATTGATCAAAGTCTGGACCTTCTACGTTCCAATGATAGAAATGAGATTTTAGATAAAAACTAAATTCGGTACTGAATGCTATCTTCAGTGCTTTTGCTAATTCATCCATTATTTTTTACCCTTTTGTTTACTATTTATTCTTTGACTTTTTGGAACCGAACCAACTGGACTTCTAGGATTATCTACACCTATTGTTGCAGCAGTGCCGCTATATGCCGTTGGATTTAATTCTTCTTCACTTAAAGGCATACCAAATGCGCGTATTGCATCTAGTTTAACAGATGATGGTGAATCTTCTTTTAAATACCATCCTTTATTATTGCGATTTAGTTTAAACTCGGATATTAAAGTTTTCTTGTCGGTGCCTGATATATTGAAGTATAGATTGCTATCTTCATTGGCTTTTGATTTACCCCAGTTTTTAGCGCCTTTTTTACGACATTTTACTAAAGCGCCACTGGCGTATGCACTGGGCCATACTTTATATCTACTTTTAACCTTGTGATAGCAAGCATCTTTTTTCTCGGCTAACATTTCATCATCTACTGATAACCCACCACAATGTGGACAAATGTTTTCCATTGTTGATTCATTTTGCTTGTCAGCTAATGATTGTGTAGTTTTTTGTAGTCTATTAAATAAATTCCATCCTTTAAGTGCTCGACCAGCTGTTTCACTTCCGGTACCTGCTGCAATACCTAATGCACCTTTTGCTCCAGCAGCTAAATTACCTTGTTGAAGATTACTTGCGACATCACCTGCTTGTAATGCTAAATTAATTGGTCTAGCGGCAGGTATCATGCCTAACGCTTGTCTACCAGCGGCAGGCAAATCACCTTTAGCTAGATTTGCTCCGATATCTACAACGTTTGCTGCTTGACTTACACCTGGTATTCTACTAACTGCTTTGCTTGCCAGTGAACCACCTTGTCTAAATTCTTGCCATTTGTTTGCTAAATCTTGTGATCTAACTATTTGTTGTGCAACACGTTGATCTTCTGAGTTTGTAAAGTATTCGGCTGGTGGCTTAGGTCCAGGCATTCTGGCTATTATGTATGGATCTTGACGATTTGCGTTCCCTAGCCATTTTTCTTGTTCAGGACTAAATTCAAAATTTTCTCTTACGGGTTGTCTTGCTACATTTTTATTAACATGATGAATTGTTTGCCAATTAATTTCGCCAGTCTGTGTTAGGCCATTACTTTTTTGATATTTCCTAATCTCTTGTTTATTTGGTCGACCTGATTCGTCACGTAATCCGAGACTTTGCTGTGCGGCGTTTGATCTTTGTGTATATGCTGAATTTCTTGTTTTACCTTCAGTGGCGTTTTTAAGATAGTCATAGTACTCACCAATTCTCATATCGGTCATGTGAGGATTACCAGCTAATAAAATTTTTCTCTGCATTGCCACTTTTCTTGGATTGCCAGCATCTCTTGGATTATTTTGTTTCCACGTGTCCATTATTGAATCAATAACCGTTTTATTTGAATCTTTGCGTAAATCGTCATATATACCTACAGCACCACTACCTCCAACAGTGTGTGCCATGTAAATATTTACTATATCTGGTAAAATACCATTTCTTTTTAAAGTGTTAGCATTATCTTTTGTAAGTTCGCTAAGCAATAAATTTTGAGTTTTTTGATTAAATATTGTTGTTTTTGGATCAAGACCTAGTTTCTTTACAAGACTCTCAAGAGTGTCACCAACAAATTGATAAGCACCTACAGCATTAGCATTCTTATGATTGGCTTCTCTGTATTTTTGAAATTGCTGAACTTCAGATATTGTCATATTAGATAGCTTTTTAGCTTGACCTAACTCTTTTTCACTCCACTGTTCAGCAGTTAGTAATCTTTGACCACTTTTAATTCCTCTATTGGCTCTTACAGTACTAACAATTTTACCATTTTTATCTATGGCGTCACCATATGCCAAATTTGGATTTTTTGAAGCTTCCGCAGTCGAGAATGCTTTTACAATTCTATCTGAATCTGGTAATGGCATTTTCTCGATAATACGATTTGTGCCTGTATCTGGCCTACTTAAATCAGCATCACCAGCATATTTTAGTTGCTCGCGTGTCAAATTTTGTCTTAATTTAGTTTGATCATCTGTTGCTGCACCTGGTTTAGGCGGTGGCGTTGGTTCAGCAGCGGGTGGCGTTGCTGCTCCTGGTTTAGCCGGTAGCGTTGCTGCTCCTGGTTTAGGCGGTGACGTTGGTTCAGCAGCGGGTGGTTTTACTGCACCCGCTTGAGCTGGTGGCGTTGGTCTAGTAGCTGATGGTGTTGCTGCTCCTGGTTTAGCCGGTAGCGTTGCTGCTCCCGGTTTAGCTGGTGTTGATCCAGTAGCTGGCGGTGTTGCTGCACCTGTTTGAGCTGGTGGTAGTCTTAATCCTGGTCCTGATTGAGACGGCAGTCTTAATCCTGATCCTGTTTGAGTTGATGATGCTGAACCAGTACCGCTAGGTGGGATTGCACTATCTGGTCTGACGGATGGTTTACCAGCAGCAGAAAATTCTCCGCGTCCAATATCACCCGCTAAGTCTGCTGATCCTCCAGCACGATCCGCTCTTTTTTCTCCGGGACGTATGGATGGTGGGCTAACAGGTATTTCTTGTTCTGGTGGATATCCAGTGAACCATGGTGTACCATCCAACGTTGTAAGTTGGCCAGAAGAAGTTCCTACTGTGCCAGGCATAATTTTTACTGGCTGTCTATCAAGTCTTTGTGTTTCCGCACTACTTTGATCTGGAGCTATTGTTTGTCCCGTAGCAGTTCGAATTTTTACTGGCTGTCTATCAAGTCTTTGTGTTTCCGCACTACTTTGATCTGGAGCTATTGTTTGTCCCGTAGCAGCATCTGTTGGTTTCGACACATTTAATGTCATCCCTGCATATATTTTATTTGGATCTTTTATGTCTGGATTTAATCGCATCAGTTCTTGTGTTGTTGTGTCAAATTTTGATGCTAGTTGACTTAATGTGTCACCGCGACGTAATGTATAAGAAGTAGGAGTTGATACTGTAGTAGGTTGACCTCTGCCACCCGAATAACCACCTGTTGCTACATTCGCAGCAGCGGCTAATTGATCATCTGTTGACGCGGTTTTTGCAAGATCGGCAGCCATTTTATTCATTGCAGTAGCTAAATCAGTATCTTCTTGATCTGAACTAGTAGCATATTCTTTTTCTCTGGCAGCTTGTGCATTTGCTTTTATAGCAGTGCCTAATTCAGCATCTGCACTATCTACTGAGGCGGCATATTCTTTTTCTCTGGCAGCTTGTTTTTGTGCCTCTGTGTCTCGCTGGATAGCCTGAGATGCTATTCTTGCTTGATGTCTTGCATCTGGTTTGATATTACCATCTTGCACAGAATAAGAATCCGTATCAACTTTAGGTGGTGAGACTCTGCGTGGAGGTTGATTGATAGGTGGTGTTACTCTGGCCGCCGCTGCCGAATCCGCAGCCCTTGCTGCTCTAGCGCCTGCGCCAGTGCTGCCGACTATTTGAGGTGATGAGACAGGTGACGCAACTGCCGCTGCTTGACTTCTCGCGTTCGGTGCAGCACCAGGCACATAGTAAAAATCTGTACCAACCCTTGGCATTGTACCTCTACGTTGAGGTTGAGATTGTGCCGACGCAGGATCAGATGCTTTTGGTAATGTGCTAAGATATCGTTCAAAATTAGTATCTGCCGGAGTTGGTGGTAATCGCACCGTCTCGCCTCTAGGTCCAGTTTGTTCAGCTAGTGATTTTATGCTTTCTGATTTGATAGATGCTGCTTTACCAGTCTGTTCGTCTATTTTTCTTTTACTTTTTGTTGCAACATTTATTGCTGATCCACTACGTTCTGGATTTGGGTCCTCACGACGTTTTCTGGCAGCAGCACTGGCACGACCTTTTTTCCCTAAGCTATGTGCTTTAGCACGTGGTAAACATTTTGGTTTACCTTCGCTGTCATCTCCACGGGCACAATCACCGCGTATTTTTCCATCTGGGCCAAAACGAACCCACTTTTCTTTAAACCATTTATGTAAATTTTCATTAACGACTTGTTTTTCTACTTCATTTGCGGTAGGAATATTTTCTTTAATGTTTAATTTTTTATTGTTAGAAAAAAAATCGTACAAATTCATTTTTATTTTCCTATCTTTGCTAGATAACCCGCATTAGTTAATGAAGTTTTTAATGCACTTGCTGTTTGTGGTGTTTCGGCTGCTTTGGCGATAAGTGGGGTTAGCGCACTCATAGCTTGCTGTTCTGGTCCAGTAAGTGGTTTTTGATCGTTAATTTTCACAACTGCACTTGCAGCTTGATTGATATCATATTTAGGTCCTAATATGTTTTTAAGTCCACTCATTGTGTTCTTTGCAGTAGCTACATCAACTCTTTGTTCTTGATTTTTAGCCATTGCAGCTTTTTCTTTTTGCTGCGGAGTGCTAGTTACTTGTATATTAGGATCCTGTGCATTTCCGTAAGTGGCAGCCTCTACCTTAAATTTTTTTTTTTAGGAACGTAATTATTTTCAACTATATTAAATTTGTTTTCTATATAGTTTTCAAATTTTCTTGTTAGACGATTTACAGCACTATGGCGATTTTCTCTGACATTCAACGGTTTTTTGTTTGGATAAACACTTTCTAAATTAGTTGGAAGTGGTTCCGTTGGCTGCCATCGAGGTTTTTTAGCTGGAGGTGGTTGATTTTGATCAGGAAAATTCCCATCAGTTCCAAGTGGTTTACTGCCTACTGCACCGCGAACTCTGTTAAGATTGTCTCTACCGACATTTAACTGACGAGCTATTGCTTGATCTTCTGGATTTTTAAAATAGTCAACTGGTGGTAAAGGTCCTCCCACTGCTCTTCTCATGCGTGCTATGATATAAGGATCTTGTGGGTTTGCACCACCTAACCATTGTTTCTGAGCATCTGTGAATTGAAATGGACCAGTTCTAGTTGCAAAGCCTGGAGATAGTACTGAACCTTGAGGTGAAGTAGAGTTATTTGCTGTTAAACTATACGTTGAATTCCCTCCAGCTGGCGTGGCAGAACTGTCAGAAGAGTCAACTGATGTAGGGGATGCGGCAGTAGTGGCTGGTGCAATGACCGCTGGTGTTGGGCTAACGGCAGCGGGCTGAGTAGCAGCGACTGGAGCATACTGTACTGTTGATTGAGTTGATGGACGCATACGTGCCGTAAATTCGCCTGGTTCTAGACCTCCTAAAATTCTATTGTCTGATGAAGTGGAAATGTTTTGAGTTGATGGACGCATACGTGCCGTGAATTCGCCTGGTTCTAGACCTCCTAAAATTCTATTGTCTGATGAAGTGGAAGTAACTGAACCACTGGGAGTAATAGAAGTGGCACTACCAGTTTCGCCACTTGGTTTTTTATTATCGTCATCGCCACTAAGAGCATATCCTGTACCACCTCCTACAGCAGCGGCCGTAGCTACGCCAGCGGTTGCTCTACCTGAAGTAACACCGCTTCCACCACCACTAACAGGTCTAGCACCAGTTGTGCCACCACTAACAGGTCTAGCACCAGTTGTGCCACCACCGGCAGGTCTAATACTTGTAGGACTACCTACAGCGGTTGATTGTATTGTAGCTGGTACTTGACGATCTGTTACATCTCTTGCTCGGATATCAATCACATCATCACGTTTCGATGGACTAGTTCCTGGCGCAGGTCTAGAAGTAGGTCTAGGAGTAGGTGTAGCTCTCTTTTGACCTCTAACTAATTTTCTCAACCAACCTAAAATTTCATTTAATTGTTCTTCTTCGGTCAAAGAACGTTGATTAACTTTGTTTTTTGTTTTGGATTTTCTTTCAATATTTTTCATTGTGTTTTCCTTAACGCCGTCACGTACATAGCCATCAACACTTTTTAATGTTTGTCCAGTATTTTGAATACTTTGACCTAAATCTTTAACTGATTTACTTTTCTCGTCATACCAATCTTTTGCTTGCTGTGGTAAATCGTCATATTGACCTGCTTTTATGTCTCTACCAACGTTTGCAGCATCTAATGCAACGCCCGCTGCTAGTCCTACACCTGGAATTAAATAAGCACCACCGGCCAATCCAGATATAACAGCACCTGTTCTATCACCTTGTTTCCAACGATCATAAGCTTCGTCCCAGCTTAACGCAGTTCCAACTACCGGAACTGCTCTTCGAACTGCTTTACCAGCAATATCTTTGACTATTGCACCAGTATTGCCTTCTGTTAAATGTTTATTACTTTGCGATGTATTATTATGTGACAAAGCATCTAATTTAGATAAGGTATTTTTTATATCGTCCATAAATTTATTTATCTTTTCGCTGTTTATACGTTCCACCAAATAGTGTGCCAACTTTTGAACGATCTTTCATTTTTGGATTCACTACGGTTGCTACACTGCCTGCACTGGTTTCAGATATTTTATCTGATGGTTTTAACGGTTTAATTCCTAACACTGTGGCATTGCGACGATCTGCCCAGCGATTTGCTTCATCTTCACTTGAAAATATTTTACGCCACACTATACGTTGATCACGATTGTTATATACATAGCCATACGCCTCTACTTTTTCTGATGGTGATGTAGTATCTTCTTCGATGTCGTCTGATTTTACTAATTTAAGTTTTGGCTTTTCTCTTTCAGGAGATTTCATTGGTATTTTTTCTATATCTGCATCAGTAAAGCCACCACGATTGTAAAGATCAACAAGAATTTCAGCTAGTTTTAGATTCGATGTGCTGATTTTTACTTGCAGTCCATCTTTAGTAACACCTATTATATGAGCAATATTTGGTTTAGTTTGATCTAGTTCAAAATGATCATAAGGTTCTTTATTGTTTTCTTTACTGATTCCTTTGATCCAGTTGGTTTTTCTTACAGGGTCATACTGTGGTATATCTATATCTGGTCTGTGTTCATAAGGAGATGTTTGTACTGTTCTGCCCAAATTGGGTTTAAATTTTTGTCCAAACGTACCCTTTACGATTTCACCTTCTGTCACACCTTGATCAGGTTCTTTGAAGTTTGCTGCGCCAGCAATAATAGCATCAAGTTTTGCTTTAACGTTAGAATCTAACTTTTTGCTGTTATCAATAACACTCTTAACATCTTGTTCACCCTGCAGTATACTCATTATCAGTTTAATTCCTTCTAATGCATTTTTGTTTTTAGTGGCTGCAATATCCTTGAGTGCATTAGCCTGTTGATCTGATATATCAACCTGTCTTCTTACTGATTTATTAATCACTGCCGCTGTTCTTACACTTACTGCGTGTACTGTTTCTGGCGAATCACTAAAAGCCCGTGCGGTATAGGAAGCAGGCTCAACTATGAATTTTCCAATTTTTACAGCTTCATTAAGATGTTTAAAATGATCGTAATAATAAACTTTTTTGCCTTTACTTTCTATCCATTGCCATGCAGAGTCTAAATCATCCTTAGAATTATATTCAACATAGTCAGATGGATCTTTATATCGTTGACCATAACTAGTAGTCCAAACTCTGGCATATCGGTGATTGTATGTTCCATTAGTATGCATTGCTATTTGTCTTGCAAAATACTGAGAACTAGCCACTGCACTGTCAAATTGTGGTAAAGTTCCTGACTGTATTTGTTTCTGATTGTAGTAATGAGTCATTAAATCTAATAGTTTACCAGCAGTACCTAATTTGTGATAGTTATCGCTATCACGAATAACTGTCGCTCGTCCTACAATTTTAACTAGTTTTTTCATTTCATTTACATCGTCTATGGGATGGTCTTCCCAATTTTCCCTACTTTGAACTAAGTCCGCTATTCGTTCTTGTGCTTTAATTCTTTCTTCCCAATTAGAACTAACTTCGCCTAGTGTGTCTTCTGTCACACCTTGTGGAAATTCTTTTGCTAATAAAGCTTTAATTTTTTCAATAGTTTCGGGTTTCTTTGCTCGTTTTAGTAAATTTTGTAAATGTGCATAACGATTTCTATCAGAATCTTTACGTAGAGAATTCATTGTGTTAATCATGTTATCAGCGGGCATATCATCAACTATACCTTCCGTCACAACTTTATCACCGCTTGCAAATTCATTTAATCTCATGATTGTTCTTTCAAGATTTCTTATCAGATTTATCTTTGCTTGCCGCCACACCTTTCTTAGCAAGTTGCTGTTGTATTGTGTTGGCGATGATTCTGTTGCCCAAATTTTGTTTTTGTTTCTTTAGCACTAAGGCTTTGTTGATAGCATCTTGGTTGATTTTAGTTTGGAGTTGTTTGCCATACTCTTGCGGTGAGAATGAGCCTTCCACTACACCTTGCTCAAAACTATTCAACCATTCCGCGGTATTTTCAAAACCTTGCTGTTGAGCTAAATCGTCAAGTTCGTATGTGCTCCAACCGAATCTGTTTGCAATCATATCGATAGGATCAATACCTTGGCGGGCAAGTCTTGTAAACATAGCAGTAACTGCTTCTTCCTGGCCCATTTTACCAGTTTCATACTTATCGTATTCGTCTTCTTTTAATGAGCCTTCCGCCACACCTTGCGATTTCTCTTTAGCTTTTTGCGTGTGATATTCATATGCACTGGCTAGTCGTTGTGGATCTGGATTACCGTGCCTGTCGCCTCTGTCTGCCAATGTGTCGTCTAACATTTTCTTAATCTTAGCTGCCATTTTAGCATGTCCGGCAGCAGTAGTAGGCTCTTTATAGCCTTCCGCCACACCTTCTTTTACATTCTCGGCGGGAGTGGCAAATAGTGTTCTATTACCTTTTCCCGATGATGTCCAAACAATGTAAGTACGTCCATCAGCACCTTGTAATTTCATTGCAGTATTAGGAATCTTTCCCCAACCCGGATCCTTAATTAAATATGCTTGTTGACCACCAATTTCAATTTTTGGATGTTTACTATCTAGATAAGAACCTCCTATACCAGCACCGATGCCCACAGCAGCCATTCCTCCTAATTTGGCAAGATCCTTACCCAAGCCTTCCGCCACACCTTGCTTGGCATTTGCTTTAATATACTCGTCAATATCATATTGTCTTTGAAGACCTTCACTATTAAAATACTTTGCCGCTAAAGAAGCACATTTATTGACAATTGGATCATTCCCTGCGTTGTTTTTAATATACTCGTCAATATCATATTGTCTTTGAAGACCTTCACTATTAAAATACTTTGCCGCTAAAGAAGCACACTTAGAAATTTTAGACTCTGAGCCTTCCGCCACACCTCGTCGTGGTCTTACTGCTTGAGAACGTACAATCATAGTAAACCATGTCTTAAAGTCTTTATTTGCTTTTTCTTGGCTTACACCGAACATTTCAGCATCAAACTTGTTGGCACCATAAAGATATTCGTTTCCGCCGTTTAGATAATCATTTGCTACTTGTTGAGCATACTTGCGAATGGCTTTTTGATATAAATCATTTGAGCCTTCCGCCACACCTTCCTCTTTCTTTCGACCAAAATAATCGTGACCGGGGTCAGGTTTCTTTAACCCAGAACCGCCACAATCAGGGCATTTAACTCTTATTGCACCTTTTTTATTATCTTTAGTTAATTTTCCATCTAAACTGTACATAAACTTATGACCACTACACTTAATACAATTCCAGTTAGTGTGTGGTAAAGTTGCTCCCGGCATATAATCACTAGCACTTAGACTACCAGGCAAGCCTTCCGCCATACCTTGCTCGCCCATGCTATTCCAATAATCATACATATCTTTGTAGCCATTCTTCTTTGCGGCACGGTCTAATATTTCACCGATCTTGAAATCTCTAATGCCATGCTTTTCTAACCATGGAGCCATGTAATCGTTTGGATCACCGTCTGGATAGATTTGGGATACTACATTCTCTACTTTACGCCACACATCATCCAATGTTAGTTTAGGTTGTGCCTTCGGTGCAAACATTTGCTTCATTGTTAATGGCTTTTCTTTAACTGGTAGAATCTCACCTGTTCTTGGGTCAAGTTTCTGTCCTGTGATAGCATTGTGCGACCACTTGCCTTCCGCCACACGACCAGTCATTTCATTTTTTCTATCTTTGTTGCCTTCGTGATAACCAAGTTCCCACATTTCTGCGTCAAATGAACCAGGTGGATATGGGCAATCTCTATCTTCCCGTCTATGTCCTACCCAATAACCCTCACCCCATGCATCTTTTTTCTTTGGTTCGTTGGTTCCTCTAAGGCTATCAGAGCCTTCCGCCACACCTTGCTTATCATGACTCAAAATATTATTTTTAGGGACGCGATACTTTGCCACAGTCTTTTCAGTGTTTCTTGGTTGTGGGTCAATTGATTTAACAATAAGATGACCGTCTTTCCACCCAACCACAGTGCCTTCAATTTCAGGATGATGATTACTATGATACCAAGTAATCTTGTCACCTGGTTCATAACCTTCCGCCACACCTTGCCCTACACTTTCATTGGCACCAACTAGTTTACCTCTAGCACCACTATTTTTCTTAACCTTTTCAGTTGGACCAAGTTGACCAACACGTTTTTGTTCTGGTCCCAAACCTTCAAATGTCTTTTTATAACCTACCATTCCACCTTGTTTACTAATTTGAGCAAATGGACCACTCTCTGGATTACCAATACTTAACGATGGTTGCAATCCCATACTAGAAGCGCCAGGACGATTTGAATATGATTGAGGAGTTTGAGCAGATTGAATGCCAGCATTAATAGGCAAACCTCGAACAGAACCAAGATTCAAATTTAGTGGGTTTTTAAAATCTGATTTTTGTTGATCTAAGTTTAATCCATCTTCATGCATCGACTCTGAACTAGCACGAATGCTCTTTAAGTCTTTATTGGTAGGTGCACCCTTACTGCCTGGTTTGCGCATACGTTCACCACTACCGGCTTTTATGCGTTCACGCTTTGCTCTTATATTAGCCCACAGACCAGGTCTTTTTTCTGATTCTTCTAGAGAAGAATTATCTGATGATACAGATGGGAGTTTTTTACTATAGTAAACTACTGACTTTTTATCAGTAGCGTTGTCATATTCACTTTTTAATTGTGCTGCTGTGGTTGGATCATCGTCCAACATTTTTCTAAAGAACACTTTAGCAGCATTTAACCAATTAAATTTTCTTGGGCTGCCATCGTCTTCAGGAACTACTTCACCCTTGACTATGATATACCATGGGCCACGTTCAAATTCTTGAATATCTTTGCTGTCTGCTGCCTCACTTAACTTTTTTTTTACGGAAGTTAATCCTTCTGCTAGAGGAAGAAAATCTTCCTCATCAGCATCTGTGTTCATCATTTGATATTCAAGATGTTCTCTAACTGATTTTAAATAGTCATTTGCTAATGTAATTTTTGAAGCAACCCAACCTTCTAGGCCTTGCTCTTCAGATATGTTACGTAGTAATTTATGCAAAACTATTGCATGTTCGGCGGCGTAATAACAATCTACACGTGCCATTTGAACCTCATGATCCATATGTGCTTCGTGAGCGTCCTCGATAAAACCCTCTTTTAAAAATTGTTTGCTATTCATTACAGTAAATCCTATTTATTGTATTTATGTTAATCGTTAATTGCTGCTGGGTTCTGTTTATTATAATATCGCATTATAACTCCTGCCATAGCATTTGCATCGTTTTCTTCGTCACTACCAGTATTGCCAGATTGTGCGTCTAGCTCTTTATCTAAGTGTTGTTTATAGTGAACTAGTTCATGTGCTAAAGTTCTAAGTATATCTACTGGATGTCTGTTTGAACAACCAACTAATATGGTATTCTTTCTTGGAATAAACTGACCAAAACTAGATTGAACACCATCGCCAGTTTCTACTTTTAGCTTAAATTTTATTTTAGGCAAATTGGAAATATCTAACACACGCATTGCGATAGGTATGAATTTTCTAATTGATTGTTTTAGATTATCAATCGTATCTATATCTTCGTAAATTTTTCCGCTAATTGGACTTGCAGTATCATTACTTACGCCAGCAATATCTTCCGATGTTGTTTGTTGAATCTTATCAAAAATGTTACCTAATTCCATATGAGGACGTTTATACATCTTTGTTAGAAACTCTTTTCTTAACTCTGGTTTATTACGAATTTTATTCCACAAATTTCTTGCATCTGTGCCATGACTAACATCGTATGATTCACCACCAATCGTAATTCTTTTTTGTAATTCTGGAATTACTATAACATAACCATGTTTATCAGCCGTAACAGGTTGTTCTTTTTCTTTAAAAGTTTGGTAGTAACTAGGACTGCCTGCAGGCTTTATTACATTGCCATCTGCATCTTTTTGATCGCGTTTAGTATAGCTGTCAGGGTTTAATCGATCGGCATCTGGTCCACCAACAACTGTTATAAAGATAGTATTTTTACGATCAAATTCTGCTGGCAGTTCATACATCTTGTTTGTTTCAATAATTCTATCACCAGGCACACCAGCCGCTGTCATTAATTGATATTTGTCACTGAAGCTAAATGGACTCTTTGCACTGCTGGTATCATTGCTAGTTAAAATATAGACATTTTCACTGCCGAATCTTTTTTGCAGTATTTCAAATACACCGGCATGGCCTTGATGAAATGGTTGAAATCTACCAGGGTAAGTCACAACTATTTGTGGCTTAATTTGCTCATAAAGCTCATATGCATACATAGATAAATTAATTGTTAATATTATATTTATCTGTACAAATAAAAACGGGACCAATGGTCCCGTATTACTTAGTTTATTTACTTTTTAAGTTGCTGCTGGTTCTGCGCTTTTTTGTGCCAGAGCAGCCTCTGCTGCTTTTTTCTGTGCTTCAAGTGCCGCTTTCCCTTCGGGACTATTAGCATCTACACGCTTAAGACCTCTACGCTCTAATGCGGACAAATCACCCTTGAATTCATAGTGACCTATGTGATTCAATAATACTCTACTATCTGCCCAGATGTCACCGCCAATTGCTTGCCAACGACGGCAGAACGTCCAGTCTTCACTAAGATAGTGACCCTTTTCGTCAATAACGGTATCAAATATACTGTACATGAATGGTTCGTATTGTTTGCCTAGTCCTATATCATCAACGTACTTGCACTCTGGATGTGTTGCGATTAGCTTTTCATATACGTGTTTCTTGAAAAGTAAGAATCCAGTGCCTTGTGTATCTACTTGAAAGATTGGCCCTTCAATTCTTCCACCATTCTTTAGATTAATCACATAATCAATTGGTAAACTTTTCTTTGGATATAGTCCGCCGATAACGTCTTTATCAGCAGCAATCATTCCAAATATAGACTCGGGTTCGAATCTAATATCGGCATCAATGAACATAAAATGTGTTGCTGCGGCGTTAGTCATCATTTTTGCACATAGATTGTTTCTTGCACGGGTAACTAAACTTTCGTTTACCATTGTGTCAAGACTCCAGTTTAGTCCAACTTTGGCAGCTAGCAACGTGAAACGTAAGAAGCTAGTCATTGTTGGTTCACTGACCATTCCACCATAACAAGGAACTGCAAAATGCACATGCACCTTTTTGTAGTCAAAAGTTGTTTGTTGCGTAGCAGGTTCAGTCTTTGGTAGATTTGGGACTGGCATAATTGGCTTAGTTAGCTTAGGTGCCGGTGTTCCAGTGCTTTGTGGAGTAATAAGTTTTACTTCGGTTGGTTCTTTTTCGCTCATTGATATATCTTTCATTTAGTTTCTATTTCGACAATAATATCACTGCCGACTAATTCTTGAACAATTTGCTCAAGCGACATTAAAGTTTCAGAACTAGCAATTTGCGGTAATGAAGTTTCTGAATTCTTTATTAATTTGTTTAGTTTTATTGTTATGATTTCTTCATAGATTTTTGCCATACTTGATAACGCCTTGATAGAATAACTTTATTTAGTAGTTGAAGGAACTAAGTTATAAATTTTTCTTACAAAGTTTGGTTTTACTAAATTAAGCAGAAATGTTATTTGAAGATCATTAGTGTAAATGTACCCGCCCGGATAATATCCATGTCGTAATTGTTTACGAATTCGTTTGATAGCATATAAATCTATATCTGAATTGGCGAAAATATTTTGAATTGTAGGAATAAGTTGCTTATTATAAAACCCATTCAACATAATTTTGTATTTGAATTCATTATATTTACTTGCAATGATATTACCTTCTGTCAATAATTTACATTCCGAATCTGATTCAGGCATATGAATCTCTTCAACCCGTTCATAACGTAAATTAGCTATCGTTTTTAGTTTTTCAATGTCATTACTGTAAAAACTTATAGCTGGCTCTTCAATGCGTACCTTGACATCTTTATTGTCTACTATAAATTTTTTTAAATCATCTAATTGTTCGGGATCACTTAATTGTAAATTACTATCTGTCGCAATACTAAAATAGTATTGATTTTTAGTAAAATAATTTACTCGCTTGATTAATGAATCAAGACGTTCTTGCATTGGCAAATCACTGTCATAACGTAATAGTCTTACACCAGGAGCGAACACCTTTAATTTATATAGATATGTGTCATGAAACAGTTTTTTGGTACTCTTGATTTTAACAATTTGATTTAATTGCGTCCAGAATGATGTATCCATTTTCGTCCACTAGGTTATTGGTTTTGAATATTGTATAAGACTTCGGTTCAATTTCAAAGCGAATTGTTCCATCGTATATTACTTTCACATTGCACCTGGCAATTTTTTCAAAAAGTATTTTTTTACTAAGTGGAACTTTGATTAAATCAGAAATTGTTCTAGATAAAGGTCTGGCGCCCATTTTACTATCATATCCCTTTTCGATAATATGATTGACGGCATCTTCGGTAACTGATATCGATATTTCCTTATCGAGTAACAAATCATTTAGTTCTTTTATAAATTTATTCACGATCAATTTAATATTATCCTTTGATAACTTATTGAATTTTACAATTGCATCTAATCTATTTCTGAATTCAGGCTTAAAGAATTCTTTGATAACACGATCATCCTCGTTAGTTTTTTCAAGACTGGTTCCGAAACCTATGTTGTGTGCCTCATTTTCTACGGCGCCCAAATTACTAGTAAGCAACAAAATGCACTGTCTACAATTAGCTTTTTTGCCATTACTGCTTGTTACAATACCTTCGTCCATCATAGTTAACAAAATATGCGCCACATCGGGATGTGCTTTTTCGATTTCATCAAATAGCACAACAGCGTTTGGATTTTTTTCAATATCACTAATTAACAACCCACCGCCAATATTTCCATCGTCATAACCTACATAGCCAGGTGGCGCCCCAATTAATTTAGCTAGCGCATGCTTTTCTTGATATTCACTCATATCATAGCGAATTAATTTCATGCCTAAATTCTCCGCTAATAGTTTGGCAAGTTCTGTTTTCCCTGTACCAGTTGGTCCAGATAATAAAAAGCTACCTACCGGCTTATTCAACGATTTTAGTCCTGCCCTGCTTACATAAATTTTTTCAAGTACTGTGTTTACAGCATGATCTTGTCCAAATAGCTTTGACTTTATAATCGATTCTATATTTTCAACCACCGTATTATTCTGCGAATCTAATTGTTCAATAGGCACTTTGATATATTGACTTAATACACTGATGATATCACTTTTCTTAATAAGAAAATTACTTCCTAATACCTTAGCTTTCGCACATGCTGTGTCTATTAGATCAATTGCTTTATCGGGTAATTTTTTATCAGTTTGATATTTGGCACTTAATTCTACGGCAGCAACAATTGAGTCATTGTTTATTTCAACACCATGAAAGTCTTCAAATATATCTTTTAGTTCGAATATTATTTTCTTTGCAGTTTCGATACTTGGTTCATCAACGTTTAATCTATAAAATCTACGCATCAGAGCACGATCTTTTTCAAAACTTTGATTGTATTCTTCCCATGTAGTGCTAGCAATAATTTTTATATTGCCCTTGGACAATACAGGTTTGATCATGTTTGCAAAATCCACATTGCTATTTGATCCACTACCAGCACCGCGCATCTGATGCGCCTCATCTATGAAAAGTAAGGTGTCACCCTTTAACTCAAGTGCTTTAATTACATGCTTTAATTTTTCTTCAAATTCACCGCGATATTTACTACCCGCGAGCAACGAAGGTATGTCTAAACTATAAACTGTATAGTTTTTAAGATATTCCGGCACTTCACCTTGAACTATCTTAACTGCTAGTCCTTCAGCGATAGCAGTTTTTCCCACGCCCGGGTCACCTACCATTAATACATTGCATTTATTACGTTTAGCTAAAACATTTACAATTTCTTCTATTTCAGATTCTCTGCCTATTACTGGATCTAGTTTATCGTTTTTAGCCATCTCGGATAAGTTGTCACAATAAGACTCTAACAGAGTATCTAGATGTGACTTGCTTTTTTTCTTGGGCTTTTGTTCTACAAATGTATTATTCCAGTAATTTATTACTTTATCTTTATCTAAGCCATATTTCAGTAAGAAATATCTAGCATGACTTTTGTCTTCGGCGCAAATACTTAAGTAAATATCGATAATTTGTAAGTTTGATCTGCCACTAAAAAGTACCTGGGTAAATGCTCGATTGAACACACGTTCTAGTGTATGTGTCTTTTTAGGAACAATATCATATCCATTACTAATCAGATAACTTTGTGAATCTATATAGTCTTCCAACTCAGTCAGAAGATCATCGCCTTTA